TTCTGATGGTTTATCAGATTGTTCAACATTTAGTTCTTCTGATGGTTTATCAGATTGTTCAACATTTAGTTCTTCTGATGGTTTATCAGATTGTTCAACATTTAGTTCTTCTATTTCAGTTATAATATTTATTGATTGTTCATTTACATTATTATGTAGATGTTGATTATCAACATGATATTTATTTTCATGTAAGCGTTTACTCTCTTTTTTTTTAATTAATAATAATCTAAGTAAATCTTGAGACATCATAAGATATATATATACTATCGTATACATAATTAATTTTTAAACTAAAATATGATAAAAATAGAATATATATTTATTTATCTCATATATAAATTATTTATTGTTTGTAATGGATTCGATAATTGTCTATTTGCAATTTGATTATTTATATAATTATTTTGTAATAATTCATTAATTGGTGTTGATAAATTATTATCAGTTGCATTGCTTGGATTAAATCTACTAGGTGTTAATGATGCATTATGGGCAGAAGTATGAGTCCCAATTTGTTGTACATTACTAGTAAATTCTGAATTTAGACGATTCATTATTTTATTTTGATTTTCGATATATTTTTCTAGTTCATTTATTTTGGTCATATAAGATTCAATTAAAATTTTATATTTTTTAGTTGTGTTTTTGTGTTTTTCGATCGGTATATAATTACTATCAATATACGCTTTATTATACAAAACAACTAAAATGATGATGATTGTTAACATTATTATTAAATTTTTTAAATTTAAATTAACATTACTATTTATTTTAAACATTTAATACTTTAATATAAAAAGAGAAAATTATTAATTTATATTTTGTATTTGAATATTAGTAATTATTACATGAGTAATTTTGTCAGTTATGATTTCAAAAACTATATTGATAAACTTATTAGAAATAATGTATTAACTAATTTAAATTTAGATGAATATCAAATCATATTAGATCTATTGATAAAAACAATTAATCATATTGCAATAAGATTTAATTTTGATCTTTTGAAAGCAGATGATTATGTACATCAATTCAAACAAAACAATAATAGAGATATATATGCAATTTTAAATTTACTATTACCATTTATAGATGATTACGGAGGTACATTTAGTTTACACAAAGAAATATATGATTTAAAAGATGTAAGTGTAAAAAAAGTTCCTAATAATAAAGTGATTAATGGTTTTATTAAGTCAAATATGGATCCAAATGACAATATCACAAAAAACCCATATTTAATAACAAATTTACAATTCAATCGTAATACTGAAAATATAAATTATTTATTATATTTATTAGAAGGTTCCAGAGGTAAATTAGATATACATGATGAAAATTTACAAATAACGCATAATAACAAATATAATTATTTTTTTGAATATGAATTCAACAAATATGATCTTTACAATAATTTCTATTTATTGTTAAATACAATTGACCAAATATCAAATAAATTGTATATAAATTGGATTAATATTCGACCAATTACAGATTATAAAAATAGTTCATTATATAAAAAATCATTTAAATATACAAAAAAAGAGGATAAATATAAGGTTTTGATAGATGGTGTCGATATAGATTTTAATTGGTATAATCATACTGGTTTTAATACTGCAGAGAATGAATATATTAGGAATGATAAAGTAGAATATTATCAAGGTTTATCTTGTGGCGATTATTATAATATGCTTCATCATGAATTATATTTTGGAATCAAAGAGTATAAATGGTTAATTTATGATTTACCAGATGATGGTAATTATAAAGATATACCAACATATTGGGAATTATTTAAATTTCATTTTAAAGATATAGATAAATTTTTATTAAACAATGATGAATTTATATACATTGAAGAAACAAATTCTAAAATAATTGGAGAATGGACAGAAACAAAAAATAAATTAGCATCTACAATACAAAATAATAATGAAAATAAAATATTATTATACAATATTTTATATTTTTTTGAAAGAAAATATAGTCAACGTTATTTATTAAAAGAATACAAGAATTTAAGTAAAAAACAAGAAATAGATGATGATATTTTAGAAGAAATTGAAGAATATGATTATCATGATATTAAAAATAAAAATATAATTGTATCATGGGAATCATTAACATTAAATCATTTATACAATTATATATTAGAGGTTATTAGTAAATTCAAAAAGACATGGTATGGTTATAATATATTGATAAAAAAAAATAAATATCCTTTTGTAGGTGAGCAAGAAGACAGTGTTAATTTTACGTATATAGAAAGAGATGAAAATAGACAGTTTAGAAATAACGTAATAAAAAAACATATTATAAGTTATAAGAATATATATAATTTTGCACAGAGTATATTATTGTATACATACGAAATCAATGAAAAAAATGAAAAAAAAGAAAAAAAATATTTAAAACACTATCGTAAATATACATGGTATCATTTAGGCACAACAAATAGTAATGAACCACATAATGAAAAAATGAAACGTATTGAAAAAAATTTTCGTCATAAACATTTTTTATTAGCTCAAAAAAGTTTATTTATAGACGCAATGACTGTTTCAAAAGACGATGATAAAGTGAATTACATATTTAATATTAACGGGGTACTTCAAAAAAAGTATGGTAAAAGCAATATTAGAAATATAGATATGTTAACCAAGGAAATATATTCAACTATTAGAGAAAATTTAACTAATGTTATATTTGAATGTTTATTTATTAGAGGATTATTAAATGAATTTGTAACAGATAAAGAATGTACTGATAAAGCAATATTATCAAATGATTTTGATATTAAAAAAGCTAGAACTAAATATGCAGTTAAAAAAAATATATTTAATTCTGAAAATATTGAAAAATACAAAGAATGTTATTATTATTTAACAGACGAACCTTATAAAAATTTACAAATAATTACCAAAAAAAATGAACCAAATTTAACATATTTTGAAAATCTTACAGATGATACATGGTATACTTTTTATGCAATGGATTGGATTGCACAAATTGGGTTTTTTCATAGATATATAAATAATAGAATTATATATGTTACCGGTGCAACTGGTGCTGGAAAATCAACACAAATTCCAAAATTATTACTTTATGGTTTAAAAATGATAGAATTTAATAAATATGGTAAAGTTGTATCAACTCAACCTCGTGTAAGTCCAACAATGTCAAATGCCAAAGAAATTTCGGAACAAATGGGAGTTCCAATTAGTGGATATTCTGCAAAATTGGAAAAAGAAGTTAAAACATTTTCAAATTACGTTCAATATAAAACTCAAAAACAAGCACATTTGGGTAAATCTGCTGAATATTTTTTCAAAGAAATGACAGATGGTTCATTAGTAAATGAGTTACATAAAAATCCATTATTAAAAAAATTAATTGTTAGGGAAAAAGATGAAATTTATAATGATACATTAGAATTTAGTTTAGAAAATGAATATGATATAGTTGTAATAGATGAATCACATGAACATAATAAAAATATGGATATAATTTTGACATTAATGAAATATGCAACATATTGGAACAATTCATTGAAAACTGTTATTATATCTGCAACAATGGATGATGATGAACCAATATATAGAAGATATTACAAAAATATCAATGATAATATGATGTATCCATTAAATTTACACAATATTTCAAATATATTTTTTACAGATTTTGAAGATAACAAGTATTGTAGATTAGACCGAATAAGTGTGGATAGAAGATTTCATATATCTTCTCCTGGAGAAACAACCCAACATAAAGTAGTTGATCATTATTTGGAGGTTGATACAAATAGTTATGAGGAAGCTGAAAAAAAAGGATTAGAAAAATTATATGAATTAATTGACAATAAAGCAACTGGGGACATATTATTTTTTACTGTTACTGAAAATAATATTAAATCATTAGTAACTAATATAAACCAAAAAATACCTAGTAATGTAATTGCTTTGCCATTTTACGGTAAATTACCAGAATATTGGAAAGATCTTGCAGAAAAAACTAACAAAATTAAATTTTTTGATATCAAACGTGATGACTTATTTAAAGAAATTGACAATCCAGGAAGCGGGAATAAAGTATCTCCTGGTACATATACTCAAGTTATTGTAGTTGCAACAAATGTTGCTGAAGCATCTATTACAATCGTTAATTTAAGACATGTTATTGAAACCGGTTATTATAATTCAGTCACATATGATAATTTAACTAAATTAAATAATGTTGAAATTGCACCAATTACTGAAGCAAGTAGATTACAAAGACGCGGTAGAGTTGGTAGGGTAGCAGGTGGAGATGTTTGGCATATGTATGTTAAAGGTGCTAGATCAGAAATTAAACCATCATATAATATATGTGTTAGTAATATTAATATGGATATGTTTAAGATGTTACGAAAATCATGTAAAGAAGATTTTTTAATAGATATTAATTATGATATTAACAATGCATATGATTTAATTATTTATGAAAAAAAATTTTTTGAAGATGATATTGATAATTATGATTTTAATATTATTACTCAAAATATTGATGGATATGATCAAATATATAAAAAAATAGAAAAACCTAAAAATTACAATGAAAAAACATTTAAATGTATACAAGAAATGATGTTTGAACAATATTTATTTCATTTATTAAATGGAGTTAAATATAATGTAATTTATCTAGGGGATTCAAATTTAAGACCAAAATTGGCAATTGATGTAAAATCATTTTTATATAGACCACATCATAGATATTTAACAGGTTATGATGTTAGTTCTATTATTGATTTATATGGTACATTTCATTTAATTCATCCTGCAGAAAATTTATGTAGAAGACATATATTACTAGGATTAATTGACAATTATACAAATAACTTAATTAATAAATTCGACAGAAATTTTGTTATAAAAAGCTTTCGAATGATAACAAATTTGTATTTTTCAAGATTAATAATACCATCAAAACCACTATTAAAATTTGATATGACATTAGAATCTAGAAAAATCGATGATTTATTATCTTATGAAAATAATACAGAAAAAATTAAATATTCTACATTTGCATTAGTAGGACAATATGATGAAATTATTGCAGATGATAATATAAAATATAAATTAACAATGATAAATAATTCAGAAAAATATTATAAAAATAATACAAATGACATATTTGATAAAACAACATTTGCACATAAAATTAATTCATTTTTTGATAAACTTGAAATAACCGATGCAGATAAAATAGATGATTCTGTTAAATTATCATGTGTAATTGCAATAATATACGGTTTAATATTAGGGATTGAAAATGAAATTTGTAAAGTGGTTGCAATGTTATTTACTTTTGGATTTGAAATGAAATCTTATTTACCATTAATAAATATAAATGGATTTAATAAACCTGATTTTAAAAAAAGTCCATTTGATAGATGTCGAAATAATAATAGTGATTTGATTACAATATATAATTTATTTAATTTACTTAATACCGAATTACCTTATTTATCTATTTGGAATAAATCACAACAAAATGAACAAATCGATGTTAAAATAAATGAATTATATAAAAAAGAAAAAATCGCATATTTAAATATAAAAAAAGAAATTTTAAAGGTTGACGAAAATATTATAAATAATAAAACTAACATTTGGAATAAATTATATAATCAAGATATAACTTTCGAACAATTTGAAAATATCCAAAAATTTGATCAAAAATTCGCATTAGACGATGAATTATCTATCAAAGAATATAAGACAAATTACAAAAATAAAATAAAAAAAACAATGGATTATGATTTAGATATTATTGTTTTATGGTGTGCAAATAATAACATTGATATAAATAATATGTATAAAACTATTAAAATGTTTATTAGTTTGAAAAATAAATTAGTTGAAAATGAAAAACACACAGAATGGTTTAAAAATAATATAAATATTTCAAAAGAATCTAATTTAAATGATAATATAGTTAAATGTTTTTTATTTGGATTTATAGAAAATATTATGGTAAATAATAATAATATATTTACTGAAATATTAACTAAAATTCAAAATGAACTACCAATAATATCACCTAAATTTAAATTATATGATACACTAACTATTCCATCAAAATATTGTTTTTATTTAAAAAAAGAAAAAAATGGTATTATGAACATAAATAATGTAAGTTTAAATTGGATTATTGAATTTATTCCAGATATAATTAATAAATATAGTTTACCATCATTAAATCAACATAATGAAAATATCAATTCATATATAGATATTATAAATGAATTCAAATTGATTAATTTTGATTATAAAATAAAAGAAAAAGATTATAATAATTTAGTTGATTATTTTGAATCTTTTTATAATTTATTTACAAGTAAATTAATATAAATGTATATGATAATATACTCTTTTTGTTAAGTCATATTATAAAAAAATTGATAATATAATGATATATCTAATATAAATATTTTATTATATTATAATAAAATGGATCATATTAATGATAATGAAAATATTGTTCAACAAGAATTTGAATATAACAATGGTCAAATTAATATAATAACTACATATAGAAATGGTGATAGAATAATCACAAATCCAACTGGTGATAATCAGATAGGTTTTATTCAACAATTTATAAATGGATTCAATAATATGCAAAATAATATGCAAAATAATATGCAAAATAATATGCAAAATAATATGCAAAATAATATGCAAAATAATATGCAAAATAATATGCAAAATAATATATTAAATATTATACCAAATAACGATAACATGATAAATTCAAATGACGAATCTACAAATGATAATAGTGATTCAAATGATGAATCTACAAATGATTCAGATGATTTTAATTCAATTGATGATAATAATAATAATAATAATAATAACAATACGTTTCAAATAAATAATGTTACCCAGACGGGATTGTTAAATTTATTATTTAACAATACAATGTTACAACCAGAGATAATTCAAATAAATAATAATTTATTTGAATTAAATGCACAAAATGAACAACCCGAAATAACATTAGAAACTGTACAAAATGAAATAAATGACATTATTGATAATCGTATAACAATGGATATAAATGAATTTTTACAAAATAGAATTATTGAAAGAGTAACATATATATTTGATACTACAGATAATCTTATACAATATGATTTTAATAATGCGGTTATTCGCGACATTGTCAGAATTGGTTTAAATAATAATTATTTGATTGAGGATTTAATTAATAATTTATATGTATATTTAATTCAACAAACTGAACATGATGATGTTATAAATTCATTGAAAACAGTTATTCCCCAAATAACATATGAATTTAGAAGAAATTACAATAGACGCAATAGATTTTTTAGTACAATTTTACAGGGTCTTAATAATTTACAAAATTCAGGAAGTAATAATATTTCTGAACAAGAATTTCATAATAAATTTACTGAATTTACACATAAATATTCTGACATAAAACAAGATGAAAATTCTACCCAAATAACTGTTGCAAACTGTTGTGCAATTTGTAAATGTGATTTTGAAGATGAAGAACATATAATTTGTTTAGAATGTACAAAACATACTAAACCAATTGAAACAAAATTTTCACAAGATTATCATTATTTTCACAAAGAATGTATCAAAGAATGGATGACAAAACATCATGCAATATGTCCATTGTGTAAAACATCTTACAAATAAACTGTACTTTAAAAAATTGAAAACAATATATTATAACCAAAAGAATTAAGAAATTAGATGTTAAACAGTGGTAATATAAATAAAAATATATTTAAAAATAAATGGTAAAATTTAATATTTTAGCCCAAAAAACACAATATTAAATCGAT